GGTTCTCAAACTGGAGTCTATCGCTGCTGGTGTTACCGATCAGTCGCAGTGGGACGCCCTGATTGACCAGATCGAAGTCGGGCAGGAAGAGTACATCTCCTGGCTGGAGTTGAATATAGCCGAACGCAGGAAGGAGGCTGAACGCCTGTATGCCTTGGAAGAGGAGCAGAACGCTGCTGCCGATCAGATGGCTAGTTACTTCCAGGCTATCTCCACCTACCTGCTGAAGCAGACCAACATTGAGGCCCTTTCGCAGTCTATTGCGGGGTTGCAGAGTCAGGCCGCTTCTAAGCAGCAGATGGCTATGATGGCTATGATGATGGGTGTTCCGATGGCCTTCATGATGTACATGCAGGAATACCAGCAGATCATGAATCAGGTCAACTCCCTCCAGAATCAGTTGAACTACTGGATGAACCTTGTTGTTGACCTTCCCGAATATGCTACAGGCGGGATTGTGTACGAGCGCACCCTGGCTACAGTCGGGGAGGCTGGCCCGGAAGCCATTGTGCCCCTGTCCGGGGGAGCTATCCCGGTCAGGATCAACGGAATGACAGGGGGCAGCAGTGAAGATGTTGTGGCTGCTATCTACCAGATGAATCAGGACATGGCCGAATTGACCCGTAAGGTTGTGGATAACACAGCGGCCATTGCCGGGCACACCTACAGAACCAACAAAGCCATTGAGCGGTCCAACTACGCCGCCGAACTGACGGAGGCTTAGAGCATGGCTACCGTAATCAACCCGGTTGATGTCACTGATGCGATACTTCTCAGTTCTAACATCCCAGAACCGGACACTGCAAATGGTGATCCTGCTATCTATGTAGCAGGAACCACCTATGCGAACGAAGCCCGCGTCTGTGTCGTGGCTACACACAAGATATACGAGTCTCTTACTGCTGGTAATGTTGGAAACTACCCCCCCACGGATGTCCTTGCTGACACCCCGAAGTGGGCTGAAGTCGGGTACACCAACAGATGGAAAGCCTTCGATCCCTACGTCAACACCACTACTGTGCAGTCAGAGCGTGTTCAGTATGAGTTGGACGCAACACGCACCTCATCTGTTGCACTGCTGAACTTGGAAGGTGCCTCTGTATCTTTAAGTCTGTACCCTGCGGACATGTCAGGAGCCATTAAATGGGAGACGATATCTCTCATAGATGACTCAAACATAGTTGATTGGTATGATTACTTTTTTACGGACAGCACTTATAAAGACAAAATACTTTGGGACTACCCCCCTGGGTATGGGACACACCTGTTCATTCAGGTCAACACCCCCGGAGGTACTTCTAGTGCGGGTATCATCAAGCACGGGATGACCAAGTATATCGGTGATGTCGGGCAAGATATCAGTTCTGGAATAATCGACTTCTCCGTTAAGGAAGAGAACAGTTTCGGAGATATCTACTTGAAGCAGGGGGCTTATAGAGATGTTTTGGATGTGATGCTCTACATCTCGAACTCCGTTACGGACACCATCTCAAAGTTTATGAAGAGTCTTCGTGCCAAACCCTGTGTTTGGATTCTCGACAACGAAGATAGTTATAACGACTCCATGCAAGCCCTGATTGTTTATGGGTTTATTAAGGATTTCGGGGTGGTCATCAAGACAAAACATCCCGGCTCTATTGATGAGTGCAGCCTGACCGTTGAAGGTCTGATATAACGAGGAGGATTCGATGGCTATTGCTCAAATCACGGAACTGATTGATCCGCCTTCCAAAAGTAACCCCTCCAATTTTGCTACCAAAGCGGATGCCTTTTTGGGGGCGTTGCCTGTCCTGACGGAACAGATCAATGCTGTCATTACCGAGATCAACAGTCTGGCTACGCTGTCCGCTTCCAGCGGCGGTAACGGGCTGACTGCTGCCTCCACCACCTCGTTGGCTATGGTGTCCTCTGGCAGTGTGACTCTCACGATTGCTTCTGGAAAATCCTTTGTTCCTGGTATTCAGGTGGTCATCTGGAACGAGACTAACCAGAAAGGCATGACCGGGAGTGTCACCAGTTATTCTGTGACAACTCTGGTTGTGGCTGTCTCTGGCATGGTGGGGGAGGCTGCTACCCTTGCAGATTGGTCTATTTTTACCATCCCCTCTGTCTATGATTTCACCGACACCCCCACAGGCACAGAGGTGTTCTTCCCCCCGTCCATCCAGGCTATTCTCGACAGGACTGCCAATGAGACACGCACTGGTTTGGTGGAACTCGCCACTGCTGCTGAGACGTTGGATGGAACGTCTTCGGCTCTAGCTATCCACCCCGCCGGGTTGGCTTCTCTGGTCCCTGACCTTCCCACCGTGACCCCTGCTATGGTGCTGCCTTTTGCTGATGCGAAGGCCCTTCCCGCGATTGTTGGATACTCCAGGGCGTCAACCGGGACGGATATCAACCAGAACGGACTTATCACCAGCAAGGCCGTGGATGTCCCACGGTTTCCGTTCGATGTCACCGCCGGTACTTGTGATGGGCTGCTCATCGAAGCGGCTGCCACAAATCTGTGCCCGTACTCCAATATGCTGGAAGTCACCAAGCGTCTGGCCCTCACCAGTGTTACTGGCACTTTCCAGGTGGGTGAGACTGTGCGCGGCGGGGGGGCTGCTGGTGTTGTTGTCCATGTGACTGCTGGAACCACCACTTATCTGGGACTCAAGACTGTTACCGGCACTTTCTCTGGGACTGTCACTGGTGATACGTCTACAGCGTCAGGTACCTACAGTGCCATTGTGGACATGCACCTCCCCACAAATACAACTGTCACTCCCAACGCTACCACAGGCCCGGACGGCGCAACAAACGCCGAAAAAATCTGTGAAACAACTGGAACCTTAGCGTATTCCTGGGCAACCCCCCTAGTGATCGTTACCGCTAACACACTACAGGTTTTTAGCGTCAAACTGAAAGCCGCTGAGAGAAATGTTGTGCGTCTTGGTCTGGTGCATAACGGTTGGACAAATGGTGTCAATGCTTTTTTTGACCTCACCACTGGTACTTGTAGTGCTGCCGGGACGGATGCAGCCACTTGGGATGTCGCTACCGTCGCTGGCAGTGGCACTCTCCCCACCGCTAAGATGCGTTATGCGGGGGATGGCTACTGGCTTTGCTCTGTGTCCTGTATCGTCGATGCTACCTCAACGCAATTGCGTGGCACACTGAGTATGTATAATGGTACAACTGTCACGACTTATGGTGTGGCTACTTATGCGGGCACCGTTGGTTATGGTGTTTATGCCTCGCAAGCGCAGATTGAGTCTGGCTCCATCCCAACCAGTTACATAGACACCACGTATGCGACTGTTACTAGGGCTGCGGATGTCGCTACTGTCCTGCTGTCAGGCATAGATTTTAACACCTCCGAAGGTACTGTTGTTGTCCGGGCCAGAACACCAATGAACGCCCCGGTGAGCAACGAACTCCTTGTTCACTTGGATGATGGAACCACAAGTAATAGAATATACATCAACAGAGGCACCAACAAAGCAGTCACGGCTTCCGTTGTCACTGGTGGTTCCACCGTTGTTTCACTCGGCACCACGGTTATCCCAAATAATACGGAGTTCTTCTGTGCTTTCTCATGGAAGGCAAACGACTTCAAGTTTACAATCAATGGAGCCACAGTGTTGACTGACACCGCCGGGGGTGTTCCCACAGGACTGACAACATTGCGTCTTGGCAGCCCCACCACAGCAGCAAATATGTGGCAGGGTACTATTGCCAGTGTTGTCTACTACCCCCGTGCCTTAACATCTTCCCAACTCCAGGCGTTGACCCTGTAAGGAGCGGATAATGATTGACCTCTATATTGGAACACTTGACTACGAGGATATGTACGACGCACTGGCGTCTGTGACTATCCTGCCAGCCCCCGGCCTGACATTTGAGGGGGAATTTGTGACTGCCTCCCCGCGACACGCCCTACACTACCTGGGAGCCGTCGTGGACGTTCCGGGCACCTATGATGAAGAGGGCAACGAACTGACCCCCACGACGTTTCTTCCTGGGGTCTATGCTGCCTTGCGGTGTTACGACACTGAACTTGCGGACGCCGTTCGGACCTGTGGTGTCGAGATCGTTGACCGCCCCCCGAATGTTGGGACATGGGCCTAGCCATGACAAGCAAACTACTTCTGAATGGCGTGATTCACGCCGCTATTGCCTTGCTGCTGCAACTGATAGTTGGCTTCTCCACTGGTAATTGGTGGGCCGGTGCGGCTTTGGGTATTGGCTTTTATTGGGGGAGGGAGAAACGTGACTTCGAGATACACTCCAAAGACCTTCGCTGGTGGCGGGGTTGGACTCCAATAGAGTACGATTTGGATGGAAGAAACGATTTTATGTGGCCCTTTTGTGCCTGTCTTATCATGTCTGGCATAATCACTTATCTGGGGGTATAGCGCGATGGCTATCAATTTGAGAAACTGGTTTCGTAGGGAGTTGTCTGCTGCCCTCCCGAAACAGGCGTTTACGGGGGCGGTTCCTGCATCTTCTGCCGAGATTCTTGCGGCTACTAGCAATGACAAGTTTCTGACCCCTGCCAATGCCACGATGTTCCGTCCTAACGGAAGCGTTCGGCTCACGAAGTCTGGAGCCAACCTCCTGTTGTCCCGCTACAATGGGGGCTGGATTTACATCAATGGCGTTATGGTTCAGATTCCTGCTGCTGGTATCACATTGGCACCTACTGGAGCTACCCCAAACATCCTGTACTATATCTATGTGTCTAACGCTTCCAGCCCGACTCTTGAGTTTCTGACAGACACCCCCACCCTGGATGCTACCGGCACGGTGATGGTTAGTTCTGTCACTGCTGCCAAGACGCTTGTCGGGATGGCCTACCCCATCACCGGACCCGCCTGGGCCGACACTGAACAACAGCGACTCGTCCTTAGTTACTACAATAGGCGTTCGGTTGGGTTTGGTGCCCTTAAATCCATAGATCGTACCAATATCACAACTGCTAGTGTGGATATTGAAGTATTTGATGCTGTAGACAGAATAGATATCCTATCTTGGGGTGAAGAAGCCACTACCATAGGGATAAATGTGTATGCCCAATATGCAAACAACAGCTTTAAGAGTATCTTTTCAGTCTATGATATGGTGTCTGCTACAAAAGTTCTTCCTGATACGATTGCGACTGGCTACGCGAGTGGCGACTATTTAAGTGTCGCAGCTATTCACAGCCCCGTGTTGACTACTGGAAAAAGAACACTCAGTTTGTATTATAGACAGCAAACGGCGGCCAGTTCCTCAGTCTTTGCATCTTCTAGGATAACTGGAACACTTATAGGGTAGGTGGGTAGTATGTTCGGAATAACAAATGCAAAACTCATGGGGTACGCGGCAGTTGTCCTAGTTATTCTCTTTCTGGTATTTCGAGCCTACCAGCAGGGGAATACCATTGACAACCTCAAGGCATCTATCGACAAACTTGAAGCCCAAAAAGTGTCCTTGCAGGAGAAGTTGAATCTAGCTGAAATCAGGAAGAAAGAGTTGACCATTGATGTCACCAGCCTGAAGGAACTTGTTGGGAAGATGGATATTGAATGTGATAAGCGGGTTGATAGGGCGTCTGCTAAAACAACTGTAATTGAAAAGCGGACTTACATCCCCGCCAAGGAAGCGATAGAGAAAGGAGTCCTAGATGAAAAGTCTAGTAAAGACCTTGTTGGTTATCTTCGTACTCACATTTTCAATTAGTGGCTGCGCGGGGGTGCCCACCACCGGCCCGGCTAAGATTGAAATCGGGCAGGCGATGCTTGACCTTCCCGAAATTCCCCGCCCGCAGTACCAGGAGATGGTGCAGGACGAACCTCTAGAGTCCGAACTGAACTCTGAAATTTTTATGGAAAACATAACGAAGTTGAAGGATTGGGCTGAAAAATTGTTCGTAAAGTACGAGGCTGCTAGGGCACAGAACACCAGACTCAAAGAGTTGCGGGAAGCCACAAACAAGTAGGATTGAAGTCAACTTCAAAAAACCATTAAGGGGACGGCATGAGCTTTCGCGTACTGCACATAGAAGACGATCTGACACAAATCCTTGTAGTCCAAAAACTCCTAGAGCGCAGCCTGGGGGATGAAGACTACATGTACTCTGCCGTCCGCTCCCTGGAAGATGCTAAATACAAATTGTCGGAAGGCTGCTTTGACATAGCTCTTGTCGATCTGCACCTTCCCGACAGTTATGGCACACAGAGTGTTGATGCCGTTAAAGCCCTGTGCCCGAATATCCCCATCGTTGTTCTCACTAGTGACGATGACTTGCATACGGCCAAAGAAACCATAGCAGCGGGGGCGGACTCATACGTCCTGAAGACGGAACAGAAGACCCTCCCGCTTGTTTTACTGCTTACCGCAGAGAAGTACCGTCTTAGACAGGAACTTCAATCCAAGTGTGACCTGTACAACTCTGTGGTTGACCTCTCCCCTGACTACATTGTTCGTTTCCGTCCCGATGGCACCATTACTTTCGCCAACAAAGCCATCTGTGCTTTATTGAATATGTCTTTGGGGAATGTTCTTGGGACAAATCTTTCTGATTACATGCGCGGCAAGTTCATGTCCATGCACAATGATAAAGTGGAAGCCCTCACACTGGAGAACCCCACCTCTGAAAGTGTGGAAACGAAACTCTCAAACAGATGGGTGCTATGGAAGAAGGTCGGCATTTTTGACAGGCAGGGAAGACTTCTTGAGGTACAGACCATCGGACGGGATGTCACATACAGGCATCAGCAAGCAGAAGAGTTGTTGCAGTTGGCACAGGTGGAAGTGGCTAGAATGAAAGATGCGTTGTTCAAGGCCACTGAAAAGACACACCAAATTCTCAAGGAGAATGAGGTGAAGATTCAGAACCTAGAGAGAGGTCAGTAGTGGATATTGAGCAGGCACGGCAACTCCTTTCTCTAGTGAAGGAGGTTACAGATTCCCTGGCCCAAGAGGTGGCTAGAAACACCCAAGCATTGGCAGGCATCTCTAACAGCGTTGTGAGAATACTGGAAACCCTGGATACCGTCCCCGAAAATGAGGACATCCGAAAACTACTGAAAGAGCATATCGGTGAGCATGAAGAAACCATTTCTGTGTGTTTCCAGACACATGACAGAGAGTGCTCTTCCCGCACCGCCCTGGCTGTAGAGCGCGAAATCAGGCGGGAGGAAGACCTCCTGAAGAGCCTCAAAGAGGCCGTGGAAGAGGCGTCCACCCCCGTCAAAGAGATGCACGCAGCTTACAAGAAAGTGCTGTGGTTGGGCACTGCTATATCGGCAATAGGGCTGACCATGTTTGGCTACCTGAAATACACACTTGACCAGATAGGGGTGAAGTAATGGGCTTCTGGAGACAGGTGTTTGAGGATGATAATGGCAACCCATCGTCTACGAGAATCCTTGTGGCTGGCGTTGTTGCTTATTGTGTCTTGGCATCTACTCTCATTCTGTCTATTTGGGCATATCTTTCTCTTATGTCCCAGACTTTCATCCCACTAGGGATTGGGGAGGTAAGCACTTTGGCAACCTCTGTCATAGCTATCCTCTTCAAGGTTGTAAGCAAAAAGTACGAAGAACTTGATAAAACCACCAATGAATAGTGGGGGTGTAAGATGGACAAGAGTAGCTATGAACTCGCACAAGATTTTGTCTTCAAGTGGGAAGGCGGCTATTGTGATGTGGCTGGAGATTCTGGTGGGGCTACTAATATGGGTATCAGTCTTCGGTTTCTATCTGGTCTACCTCTTAAAGATGGAGATATCGACGGTGATGGAGACATTGATAAGGCTGACATCAAGCATCTGACCAAAGAGGATGCGCTTCGTCTCTACAAAGACTTCTTCTGGGATAACTACGATCTTGATTCCTTCCCGTTTTTTGCGTCCATCGTCTTCTATGACACGGCTATCAACGCCGGTGGCGGGAGGGCGTCCCGCATCCTTCAGCAGATTTGTAACTTCTACTCTGGGCATACGGTAGCCATTGACGGCAAGATCGGGCCTAAAACCATAAAGGCTGTAAAGGCTATCTGTTCCAACCCGGAAGCAGATAGGACATTTGCCATACGTTTCATCGAGGAAAGGCGGAAGTTCTACAACAGCATCATAGCCAATAACCCCGTGCTTCAGAAGTTCAAGAAAGGCTGGTTCAGACGTTGTGCTGACTTGGAGGCTTTAATATTTGCCCTTTAGTTTTTGAAATTAACTTCAACCATCTTAAACAGGAGACTCTAGCATGTCTATGTCCAATGATACTGAAAATGCGGTTTTGAGCATGGTTCTTGGTGGGGAAGACCCCTCCTGGCGTACCGGGGCCACGCAGTACCTTGCGCTGTTCACTGCTGACCCGGGCGAGGCCGGTAGCATTGCCAACGAGGCCACCTACACCGGCTACGCTCGTGTTGCGTTGACCAAGGCTTCCGCCTGGACTGATGGTGGCTCGACTTTCACCAATGCCGCGCTGATCCAGTTCGGGGCTTGCACTGCCGGGACGAACGCCGTCACGCATTTCGCCGTGGTGGACACCGCAAGCGGGGCCGTTGCGATGCTCGTGAGTGGTGCGTTGTCCGCAACGCTGAACGTGAGTGCTGGCATTCAGCCGCAGTTCGCCATTGGGGCCTTGAGCGTTGGAGCGGACTAGGCCATGCCAGGATTCAACGCCGTTGACGAGATAACCCGCGCTCTTGAGGCCGGGAAGGCATGGACTTCCATGTGGCGACGTACTGCGCCCGCGTTATCGCAGTACAACTTCGTGGACATGTCTTATGGAGGCGGCGGCCCCCCTGCGAACTACTACGCCAGCGCACCCGGTGTGTGCAGTAGGCTGGCTGCGGTGGACGGTATCTACCACGGGCCGGATGTCGCCCCGGCCCGAAAGTATGTCAAAAGCATCTCGATGTCTGGCACCGCGACGAGCGCGGGGGTGGCGTATGTTTTGCTGGATTACGAAATGTACGTGCCTTTCTTGGACGGCGACGAAACCGGCGTGCAGGGTATATCGCAATTGGCGTATGCCCGCCACGCTGGAGGGAATGGCATCCGGCTGATGCTGGTCGGCCAGGGCGCAGGCACGGGCAGTGCCTATTTCACGATCACCTACGTCAACCAGCACGGCATGGAGCGGACATCTCCACGCAATCTTGCGGGCTTCTCGCTTGCCCCGGGGTCTGTGCTTTCGTCATACAGTTCGTCGGCTGGTCTGGATGACCCTTTCATCAAGTTGCATCCTGGCGATTTCCCGTCAACTGTAACGGGAATCCAACTTGAGTCTGCGGTGGGCGGCGTCTTCGCCCTGGTGTGGGTCAAACCTGTTGTGCATATCCCGACTATGTACCCAAACGCAAACTCTTGGGCGGCAGGTGCGCCGTCTTACAACGCCACACAAACCGTCAACGAGATCGATTTTACACTTGAGAAGGGCTTCTTGTCACAGGTTGGAGACGGTGCATACCTGAATTTTATCGCACGTTCAACATCCGCCACGACTCCTTTGAGCGCGGCAGAACTCACTTTCGTGTGGTCCTAAAGGAGATACAACATGGCTGGATTCAGTTCAATAGACGATTTTGTGTCTGAAGTCACGACACAAGGCAAGATGTGGCGTCAGGATTTCGCCCGCGTGACCAACGCCGCTGCTCAGGTTGCGTCGGTCTGGTACAGCCTCCTGCCTGCTGGAGGCACGCCCCCGGCGTTCCTCTTCGGCGGCACGACCAAGACCGCTGTGGCGATGTCCTCCACGCCGGTCAACATCACCACGGGCACGGCCACCGCCGCCAGCGCGACAATCTCAACCACGCAGACCTCCGGGCTTGCCATCGGGATGCTGGTTTCCGGGTCGGCGGGCACGGTCACAATCCCGGCCAACGCCTTTATCACGGCTATCAGCGCGGGGACATCGTTCACGATCTCGGCAGTCACGGGTGGCTCCAGCACCGGAACGCCCACCTTGACATGTGCTTTCCCGACCATCTGGCATGGCGGCGACGTTTCCACCGACCAGAAGCACCTCGTCAACCTGGGCGCGGCTGTGACTGCCGCTGCTTATGGGCCGTCCTGGCTCATGTTGATGGACCACCTCCTGTACTATCCGATTGCGTCCGCCGACCTTATAAGCACGTCGCAGCGTACCCTGGTCAACACCATCACCCTGCCGCGTTACGCCACCGGGGCCGGGGTGCGGGCCTTCTTCGTCTCCACCGTCGCCGCGACGGCTGGCGGGCCGAACCTGACCGAGTTCACCTACACCAACCAAGCAGGCACATCCGGTTGCAAATGCCCGATTGCCACGCTGTCGATGAACGCGACTCCCCCCGCCGGACAGATCATCCACACGGCTGCTGGTGCGAACAAGCTGAACTTCATCCCGCTCCAGGCCGGTGACACGGGCATCCGTTCGGTGCAGTCGTTCACCTTCTCTGGCGGCACGGCCTACACGGGGGCGTCTGCTGCCGCCGCGCTGGTGCTGGCCCGTCCGATTGCCTCCATTCCGATCCCGGCAGCGGGCGTCGCGAGTGAGCGCAATTTAATGTTCCAGATGCCGTCGCTCCCGCGCATTTACGACGGTGCGTGCTTGGACTTCCTGATGTACGCTGGCGGCGCAACCACTGCGGCGACAAGCCTTTACGGGTATCTTGAGACGGCCTGGGGTTAATCCATGTTGATCGCAAACGGCAACTATCTCCGCACCGCGCAAACCTTGGACACGGGGTTCACCTCCTTCGAGCCGCACCGTCTCAACGGCGACGGCCTCGCGGCCTACACCGGATGGGCGGGTGTCCGGCGGCAGTCGGCTGTGCCGGTGGGCTACGGCATGTCCGGGTTCGTGCCACCGATCACAGGCGGCGACCTGTGTGGGCGCGTTTTCAGCAACACGATCACGGCCACCGCCAACGGCCTGATGGGCGTCCCGATCACGGGCGTTATTGCCTTGAGCATAACCCCTGCCTCTTTAGACGGGCAGTTGATTGCTTGGGGCACCGGCACCTGTACCATAACCATGCAGCCCGGTAGCATTAAACTCGAAGCAAACGTCAAAGGGGCTGGTTCCTCTGCAATAACATTTAGTGCTACCGCAAACATCCTCCCCCTAGACGATTCTCCTCCTGCCCGCACAGGGCACTCCCAATTAGAGTTGGTATGTGACGCTGATGCCTATCCTCTAGACGATTCTCCCCCTAGTCGTAGTGGTGAGGCACTTATAGGGATGCTCACAACTGCTCTGTTGGGGGCGGTGCTTGATGCAGATGGTTCTGCTCAAGTTTCTATATACGGGGAAGCCACCCCGCGTCCGTTGAACATGGAAATCCAACTATACACCGCTACGGGCACTATACACCTAAATGTCCCTGTAGTGAACATACTGCCTGTTAATGACTCCCCTCCCGCACGAAATGCTACGTCCACGCTCACTGTTACGGGAACGGCTGCCATGTTACCTTTGGATGATTCACCTCCTGCTAGGACAGCATTTGCTGGTATGTCCTTTTCTGGCAATCTCGACCCCTATGCTCTGGGGCATATGGTGGGGTCTGCCCTACCTTACACAGAGTTGTCCCCACAGGCGTTAGCGGATGCTGTGTGGTCTTGCCAAGCAGAAGCCTTCACTGTCACAGGTACTATGGGCAAGAAGATAAATGATGGAGGGGCTGGAGGACTTACGACAGAGCAAGAGAACTGGTTACAACAAGCGGCGGAAGAGTCTTCTTCAGCAAGAAAAGCATCCGTCAATAAAGCAATAATCACAGTAACCGCTGAAGGTGGACAGCGTATCACTATCTACGAAGACGACGGTGTTACACCCATATTCTCCTTTGACTTGAGCTTGGATGGTACGACTAGGACTCCTTTATGAGCGTTCTCCTTCCCGCTTTTATGGCTACTGGCGGCGGCGATAGAATAATCACTATCGTGGTTTCCGCTTCCAGGGCTTTAGAAGTCCCTCCCCCCGCTGTGTCGGGCACCAACGGTGCAGTGGGGGAGGGGGATTCTGGATACCTACAACTAGCAGAGGTTGATATGGAAAACAGGGTAGTAACCCTAGGTGAAGAAGTTAGAGTCGTGGTTGTCGGGTCGGAAACACGCTCTGTTTCTGTATCCTCTGAAAATAGAACCGTTCAAGCGTAAGGAGTTAAGATATGGCACTGTTATGGCCTTCTAAAGACCCCGAAGAAGAATTGGACTACACTGTTGATTGGGCTGCCCGTCTTGTCACAGGGGACACCATTTCCGCAGTTACCTGGACTGTTCCCACAGGCATTACAAAAATGAGTCAGACAAACGACACCACCAAAGCGGTTGTCTGGCTGTCTGGCGGGACGGCAAAACAGAAGTACAGCGTTAAGTGTGCAGTCACCACTGCCAACGGAAGAAAGATGGAGCAGACCGTCACCCTGCCCGTGGCAGAGAAATAGTTTTTGAAGTTGACTTCAAAACCAAGAAAAGTCCCCATTTTACCTTGACAAATCTCGAAAATGATGTATATTATCCCTTTGACACTAGGAGGGAATATATGCACTGCGAGGGATGTCCGCTCTTTGAAAAGATCGGAAAAGAGAAGGTTCCTGTTTTGGGTCCATACCGTCGCAAGGTCGGGGAGGGTCTGTTCACCAATCTCAAAGGATTCGGTAATACAGACCACCCCGAAATTGTGGTGGTGACTGACGGGCCATCGGCAGAGGACTTGGCTAAGAGCCTAATAATGACCGGGGATCAGCGTACTGTACTTGCCAACGAGCTTGCTGCCAACGGATTTGATGGCAACAAGGCGTATTACATGCCTGCTCACCGTTGCCACCTGACCATTGAAGAGAAGCAGAACAAGAAACTGGTGAAGAGTGTGCTTGAGCATTGTAAGCCTTACGTTAATGATGTTCTCAAGCACCTCCAACCCAAAATGATCCTCACCCTTGGGGATACTGCTTTCAAGCAAGTCCTCAACCAGACAGGCATCTCCAAACGTCGCGGGATGCTCCAGTATTCAGAAGACTTTCAGTGTTGGGTCATGCCAACGTATGCCACTGGTTTCTGCCTCCGTGACCAGAAGCAGTTTGCAAAGTGGCGTCCAGACATCTCCCAGATGTTCCAGTTCATGAAGAACGGATATCAGTTGATGGAAACAGGAGAACTGGATTATCGTGACGTTGAGTCGATTAAATCTCTAATCGCTTCAAATCCTGAAGCGGTTGCGGTGGACACGGAGACGCAGGGGAAGGACTTCGCCAACCCCAACTCCATTGTGATTTCGTACTCTGTGAGTACCAGCCCGACCAATGGATACAATATCTGGCTGGCTACAGAGGTGGTGGAAGGGGAACATGAACTTGTTATCAAATGGCCCCGTAAAGTGGGGAGGAAGGAAGAACTTGTTGATGTTTTTGTGAAGAAAGCAGCACACTATGATGAAAAGGTGGAAGAACTTCGCACGATTCTTTCCGACCCGACCATCAAAAAGTACATGATGAACGGTAACTATGACCTTCATCGTTTTCGTCAGTTAGGCATTGAGCGGGAGGAAGTCAAAGCGTACACACTTGATGTCCAATCAGTGATGCACACACTCGATCCTGACATGTACAAGAGAGCATCTTTGCAAGACATTCAATCCGCAGTTGCTCCTTATCGTGTTGACCATAAAGCGAAGTTTGCACAGGAAGTTGATAAGTCTGACATGCTTGCTGCTGCAAAAGAGAATCCCGAAAGACACTCGCAGTACGCTTGTGGTGACACTGCCTCTACTTTTGATTGTGCAACTATCTTGAAAGATCGTCTGTGTACCGACATGAGACTTGCTGAATACTACATCAAGTTGGTGCATCCGGTTACGACAGAAGTGCTTTATGAGATTGAGAAGAACGGTGTATTGTTCGACCAGGAACGCCTTCCCGCCGCTAAAGAGAAGGTGGCAGATTTCCTGAATCAGCAGACGAACAAGTTCATCTCGCTCATGCCCAGAAAAGTTCTTGAACGCCAGCGGGAGAAGGGACTTAAACTGTCTCGTACTGACCTTCTGCGGGATGTTTTGTTTTCCAAGGAAGGCTTCAATCTCAATCCTCTGGAGAAGACCCCTGCCGGTGGGGATGGGGTGGGCCGGAAACTCCTGGTGCGTATGCGGGATGAATTGGATGATGACCATCCCGCCAAGGAACTGATTTCAACCTACATAGAGTGGGGACCATACCAGAAGTTGTACTCCACCTATCTCAATGGCTTTCCTAAATGCGTCTTTCCTGATGGGCGGTTCCATCCCAACATCAGTAAATGTGCTACAGCCACGGGTAGGACTGCGGTTTCCAACCCCAACTTGCAGCAGATTCCCAAGCGTAACAAAGACATCGCCAATGTCATTCGCTCTTTGATTATTGCTGACCCCGGCTACTCCTTCGTCACTGCCGATGCTTCACAGGCAGAATTGCGTTGGGCTGCTGTCAGAGCCTTCGATGAGATTCTGCGAGGGCTGTACGTGCAGGGCAAAGATGTCCACACACATACAGCAGAAATGCTGATTGCTATGGACGGACGCAACCCGCAGGATATGTCTGCATCTGAGATGAAGAGTTACCGCACCAAGGCGAAGGCTGTGAATTTCGGGTTGCTCTTCGGTATGCAGGCGAAAAAGTTGCAAGCATATGCTCGTGATGAGTACGGGGTTAAGATCACACTCGCAGAGGCAGAAGCCTTTAGAAAAGGGTTCTTCACTGCTTACCCCGCTCTAGAAGGATGGCATAGAGACGAAATAGCTAAAGCCAAAGAGCAGGGGTTTGTCCGTACAGACTATGGGTTTATTCGTAGGCTTGCTAATATCAACTCCAAGGACTTCTCTAAACGGTCTGAAGATGAGCGGGCTGCAATCAACACGCCGATTCAGTCTGCTAGTAATGATACTGTTTTGTTCTCTGCGTTGACTGCCCACAGACAGAACATCTGTGAAGATAAAGCGAAGTTGGTTTGCTTCATCCACGACGAACTTATCTACATGGTTAGGGATGACTTCATCCCGACGTTTGCACCCCGCCTGTATGAGTGCATGGTCAACCCGCCGATTAAGAAAGAATTTGGGATTGAGTTTCCCATCCCGTTCGGGTCGGATATCCAGACAGGTAAAACCCTGGCAACCCTTGAAGACTATCAACTCTAGGAGCAATCAGATGGCAAAAGTGACAACCGACCCGTTTGCGGAAGGTTTCAAAGAGGGACTGAAAGAGGCCAAGCACAAGTCCGCTTTTCGGAAAAGGATCATGGCTGAGATTTCGCAGTTGACTTCAAAACAGGGAGATAGCGTCAAAGCCTTCTCCCGTCAGGTTGCCTATGACGACTTCTATGAGACTCACTACGAGACGAAACTTGTCCTGAAGCCCCCGTACTCGCCAGAGCGTATGTATGAACTCTATGAGGAGTGTGGCTGTCTCCAGGCATGTGTTGATGCTTTCATTTTCAACGTGGGTGGTTATGGGTGGAAGATCAAGCCTAAAAGTGGGTCGGAAGTTGATAACCTCCCTCCCGCTGAGAAGTATGAGGCCCACCCCGAAAAAGTGAAACTGGAGAATCTATTTGACTGCCCGAATGGGCAGGAGTCTTTCAGTGCCCTGCGTGAGTTCGTGGATCGTGACTACAGTGTCACCGGAAATGGTTACATCGAAGTTGTGCGTAACCTGAAAGGGGAGCCTACCCTACTGTTCTGGCTGGACGCCAAGCGTATGCGTCTCACCCCTTTGGATCGTGATTTCACTAACATCGTGCTGGATGTGACTCGGGATGGGAAGGACATCAAGATTCCTTCCCGCAAAAGGTTCCGTAAGTTCGTTATGGGCATCTCCAACCCCAAGGCGGTCACTGGTACTCTAGGGAAGGACGTTCGCTTCTTCAAAGAGTTCGGTGATCCGCGTAACATCAATGCTCTTACCGGGCATACGGAAGAGGAAAAAGATAACTCAGATGATGTCTGGGAAAATGCTACTGAGGTTATTCACTTCAAGTACGGCAACGGTACTTATGGTATCCCACGTTGGATTGGAACGCTTCTCAATGTCATGGGTATCACCAAGGCTGACTTCATCAACCACAACCTTTTTGAGTCGCAGGGCATCCCGCCCCTCTTGATTACGATTGCTGGCGGGGAACTCACCGAAGAGTCCATGAATGACCTCCTGGCGATGCTGAAGGGCCATACAGAGGACATCGGTAAGTTCAATAAGCCCCTGCTGCTGGAAGCCTCTGGTACATCTTTCAACCTCCAGGGGAAGGACACCCCACCCAAACTCAACGTCACCAGTTTGACTGAATACCGCAAGGATGACCTTACCTTCCAGAAGTATCTCGAAGACAGCCGGGGGGCTATCCGTTCCTTTGGCTTCCGCCTCCCCGCCATGTTCCTTGGTGAGCATACGGGGTTGAACTACGCGAGTGCCAACCTTCTGCGTATCGCCACAGAAGATCAGGTGTTCATCCCGGCCCGCAACAAGTTCGATGACGTTATCAACAACACCATCGTAAAAGCCCTTGGCGTTTCTGAGTGGATTTTTGACACCGTTGATCCTGTTATCAAGTCCAATGCTGACCTTATGGGTCTTCTCCCCCACATCGTCAACACAGGTGTCCTGTCTCCCAATGAACTCATTGAGTTCTTTAACGAGAACTTTAATGCACAACTTCGTCCGTATGTGGGTGAGCATGAAGAGTGGGCGGACTCCCCGCTTGCTTTCAGCAAGTCTCTCTACAACTACGGCACGATCTACGGTCAAGGCGAAGGTGATCCTCAGAATCCTCAAGGTCAGGAGCCTGCTGTTGGGGGTGGAGAGGACGAAGGCAATAAACCCGAAACTAGTGAGGGGACTGATGGGAAGGCCGCGTAAAGTGAAAGAAGATGTCGTGGAGGAGGTGGCTGTGATGGATGCTCCTATCCTGGCAGAGATTGAGCCTCAAGAAACCGGGATGGAACAGTACGACACAGGGCTGTTTCCTGATTGGGAGTTCAAGCCCGGTGCCCCTGTGCGTAAGGCTACCGTTAGGACTCAAACGGAGTTCTGCTTGTCCGCTGTTGAGGGTGTCGATAAAACGAATGTCGTAGCTTGGGGGTGGCAATCAGTTCTGGACTTTGCTGCCAAGATCGAAGCGATGTCTGAAGGACATCTGAAGATCACCCTGGACATTCCACCCCACATCCGACAAACGCTGGAAAACGCGAAGTAACCAAGAAGCCCACCCCAAAAAGGTGGGCTTTTTTTGAAGTCAATGTGAAAAACCCCTTGACAAAACCAAAGAAAGTGGTATTATCTATTTCAACAACGACGGGGAGGGAAGGGATGTCATACTTTTTCGAGTACAACGGTGGGACGAACAGCTTCAAGCCTGGAGCGCAAGCAAAGTTTCTGCTGTTCCTGGTTTCTGGTGGGAAGGAAATCCCGGTATGGGAAGCACAGAAAAACGGATGGGTACTGAAGCCGGATGTCCTGCCCGCTGGTGTGTCTGGGAAGTATGCTTTTGAGACGGATATCCCTATTGCAAAGATATTCATATTGGAAGCAGAGTTTGCGAAACCTCGACTGACGTATTCATACTACATCAAGTTTGAGGTTCCTGCCCGCCCGCAGACCGTAGAGGTCAAGTCGTACAACGATCTGGTGCGGAAGCAGAAGTGGTTCTTCAAGACCCGTGGGCGTATCCTGACGAAGAAGGAAGTCATTGAAAGCGGGGTGGTGGAACAGGACAGTTTGAGTTACAAACTTCTACTGAACACGCAACCCATCTCGTTGGATACGCACCAGAAGATGTTGACCATCACGTTGCCAAAGGAAATTGAACAACAAAACGCTGTTCGGTTTATCCGAATGAAACAAGGAGGTTGAGGCTACTGTGATTTTTCCTTCTGATATGACAGCAGAGTGTGACGAATGTGGTGTGCTCATAACTGTGTACGCTGTAACCTCAGAGACGGAAGTTGTACTTAGGTGTCAGAATGAGGGGTGGACTTTCTTTGATAGTGTGATTAGATGTGAGGAGTGTTCTAACAAGTACTTGGAGGAAAAGAAATGAGCCATTTGAGTAAAGTGTCGATCAAGTTGACCAATGCGAAGGCGATTGAAGTTGCTGCCAAGGCTATGGAATGGGCCATGCAGAAGCAGGACTTCACCAACTCCTACTCCAAAGAAACAGTCAAAAATGCTACTGTCCTGCGAGACAAGAGCGGAAAGGTCAAGTACGTGATCGGGGTGGACGGCACTCCTGTGGTGGACGAGTGGTCTATGGCCCGCGACTACTACAGGTTCAATCAGGAATACACCCAACACATCCTGAAGCAGAAGGCTATCATGTCCGGGGCTGCTTTCCGTAACTGCGGTGTGGATGCGAAAGGAAACCTTGTTCTTGAAATTGAGGTTCGCTAACATGAAGAAAGTGAAATTCATCATCTCCCCTGACGGTACGAACATCGAAGTCAAGGCCGAAGGGTTTGCTGGTAAGGGTTGTGTGGAGACTGCCAAGAAGTTCATGGACTCTCTTGGAACCACTACGGATCAGAAGTTGACTGCTGACTACTACAAAACCGAAGGTGCTGGCATCACCGTCAGCCGCTAAAAAGCGGGAAGGAAACGCCATGAAAAAGTTATACCGTATTCACCCTGACGGTTCGATTGAAGGACTCCACGATGACCTCCTGGCGGGGGTGGGGACCACCCAAGTTCAACGTGCTTCCCGTGTGGAGTTTAACGAGGATGAGGGCGGTTGGACAGTGGAGTTCTTGGTGGGACAGTACGCAGGGTGTTTCCTTCCCGCCACCTACGCCAAACGAAAAGATGCCCTGGAAGCAGAAGTCCTCTTTCTGAACCAGGAGATGCGGGAAGGACGCCTCTAAAATAAATCCACCCCGCAGAGTCACCCCACAAAAAACCGAAAAGGGAGTTAAGTCGTTAGACTTGCTCCCTTTTCTTATGCTCTATGTTTCGCGTGACTGGCTAACCTAGCAACACGGCCATCCCAAAATCTTCAGATATAACCCTTGAATTGCTTACTTTTTTGTTTCGGCGGGTGGGCTTTCCTCCCAAAAATCTTCAATGATTTTCATACCACCCCAGAGAATCCACCCCACAGCCCACCCCACAGATCACAGGAAGGCAGAGAACTCATCTGACAGGGAGTTGAGAGGTCTTTCAACAGGAGTCTTCAACGTGTCTAGGTAGATAGCCGTGGTTCCAGGCTTCTTGTGCCGGAGAACGTGCTGGATTTCAAACAGGCTGGCTTGGTGCTTGTCCCGAAGGATGGAAGCGACATAATGACGGAGGGGATGGAAGGAAAAAGGCTTGACTCCAGCCTTCACACATAACTTATGAAGTATCTCGGAAACAGTATTGATATGACGAAATGCCGTCATTTTCTTGGTACGATACTTGGGAGGGAATACCGCGATTCCATCCCCCTCCCGCTCTAGATGTCTACGGAGAAGGACGCTTTCAGCGATGCTATTCATCGGAAGGTTGTCCCATTCCTCCCCGCCACCCCGTCTCTTTTTAGTCTTTAGCCTGATGATCTTCTTCTGAAAATCAATATCATCCCAAGTGAGTTTTCGTATCTCACTTCTCCTGGCAGCAGTCGCTAACACCAAAAGCAAAAAGTCCTTGATCCACCCTTCGGCAGTATCAAGAACTCTTTCAATATCTTCTTTGGGTGGGATGTACGGAACGTACTTGGATTCAGGTAGACTAGGAACCTTGAAAGGGTTGGAAGACACGATCCCTGTGTTAGTGATATGCCAATTCCAAAGGACTCGTAACTCTCTAATGTAGCGATTCACATTGATAGGGTTGGTGGTTCTGAGCATGTACTTCTGAAAAGCAATAGCCACTTCCCTGGTGATGTCCTCAATAGGGGTATCCTTCCCCAAAAATGCAAAGAAATCCTGAACATACTTCATCTTGTAACTGAGCGTTTGTGCTGAAATGCGGGATGCCTCTGCCTCAAAATACTTCTTAGAAAAGTCAGAAATGTGGCAGCACAAGCTCCGTTCCATCTCGGAGTTTAAGCGTCTCCTTTCGTCCACTATCCAGGCGTCGGCCTCCCTTTGCGTCTGGAATCCTCTTTGCTTGTGCCTTTGTCCCTGGAACTCGAACACCGCCCGATACCGCTGCCCGTCTTTGGTCTTGTAGCCTTCGATTGTCATGGGCCTCCTCCTGAAAAACTGCCATGACATCGTTAATCATGAAACGGGCAGAGCGCAAGTCCTTCCCGCCCCCTGCGAAGAAATGGGGCAGCCGACGCCACCCCATTCTCCGAAAGGAACTTGGACTTATATTCAGTAGTCCACAAAGTTCTTCATAGTTGCAGATGTCCATCAGAATCTAGTCCTCAATAGGGGCGTCTTTACTACCGATGGTTATAACTTTTTTGTTGTACTTCTCTTCGATATTCCTACGCGCAACGCTTCGAGCAACCTGCACCAGGGTGTACTTGATGATGTCGTCAGCACCCTCTGTGACCTCCACGGTATCCGGGTCAATGTACTGTCCTGTTCTAAAGACCTCTTTGAAGTCGTCTTGCTTGAGAAACTTCCAATCCAACCCCATCAATGTATAGACTCCACCTTCCTTAACAAAGATACCAAGTCGGTCTTTTGCAACAGCCAGACATTCATTTGCATCAAGGATAGTCCCTTCTTCATAGCCATCGAAGGGGCGTTGCACGACACGATAATCAGCCTGACCAGCAATCAAAAAAATCTGTTGCTTGGATGTCTGGCCCACCATTGAGAGCTTGAACTTGTCAGCATAGTTGACCTTGGCGTCTGCATCCCGCTCCTTGGGGTCAGCAGAAAGACGCGAGGCGTTGATGGACAAACGACAAGCATGACGCAGCGCATAACCACCAGGAGTCTGCTCCTTCTCCTCATACAGAGAGGCGTTCATCTTCGCCCGTAACTGATTGAGGAAAATGATGGACACTTTGTGTCCGCGCTTCGTCTCTTGGATCATTTGCAGATTCAACTTCTTAGTCAATTTCCCGATCAGGAGGGCGTCCCCACCATACTGACGATCTTCAAAGTCAGACTCCAAAATGGCCTTGGAGGTGATACCCACAATGCTGTCCACAATGATTAACGAGATATCGTCAGCCTGGACAGCAGCCATGATGATGTCACACGCCTGCTCACCGTATTCCGGCATGGCCCTGATGATGTTGTTCCGATCTTCATCCCACGAACCATCGGGGAGGTACTTCACATCCACCCCAAGTTTCAACAGGTAAGATTCGTCAATGCTGTTCCCTTCAGTGAGGACGTAGAGAACCTTCCCGACCTGTTGATTCTCACAACTGCACATGGACAGCGGCTTGAGGCAATTCATACAGGTCTTCTGGACAGCCTTCGCCATCAGGTGCGTGAACGTACTCTTGCCAGAGGCGGGGAGTCCGTAGAGATGGGTCATGACGCCACAGGGAAGCCCTCCAGCAGTCGCAAAGTCAAATCCGAATACATAGGACGGGAGCCGTGGGTAATCCCGGTATACCTCATCCTTGAACATCGGGGACACCAAGGAAGACATCTTCTTGAGACGGGCACTGGAAGACAACACATCGTTGAAATTCGCCACGGTTCCTCCGTTTAGAAAAGGGTTGCAGCCTTGGCGGGCTGGTCGGACTTTGAAGTTAATTGCAGAATTTTCTTAGCCTCTTCTTCAACCAAGACCTCCACCTTCTGCGTCAGTTCCTCATAGACCTTCACAGCCTCCTCCACGTAGCAAGGAAGCTCAATGGAGACATCAACCCTGGCAGAACTGTAATTCGGCAGCCCAATGGTCAGGCCCCGTCCAACCCGAATCCGGGCGGGATCGGTAGCAAACGGGCGAATATCAATAGTCTCTTCAGACACCGCCTCCTGACCAAACATAGTCCTACGAACCGTCACCAAGCCGTTGGAACTTGTAAGTGCCGTTCCCTTTGTCATACACCCTCCATCCCCATCTGGGACGTAAATAGTTCCTGATACATTCCCAATCACCCTTTCCACAATGCTCAACCGCTTCACACAATAACGCTATCTGCAACTCATCGAAGTAATGATACGTCCGCTTCTCTGTCTCAACTTTATACGGTTCAGGAATGATACCTTCCTTAATCATCTTGACAACACGAACACCATTACCAACTGCACCAGCAACATCTTTAATAGTGAATATAGCATACGGATTACCTCGATTGCCTAAGTCCTGTATCATGCTTTCGGCTTCAAAAATAGCCTCCGCATTTTTCTTGCGTACTTGTTCAAGTTCAGACCTGAGTTTATCGTACTGCAATTTCCTGTCAATCAACTCCCGCATGTGCGGGATGCGATACCAGCCAATCCTATACTTATTCCCCTGCAACATCTTGAATCTGATCTTCTCTTCATCAGTCAACGATTCTTCTGGAGTGTTCTCCAACCTCTCCAATTCTGCAAGTTGGCCTGACAACTTCTGACGATCATACTCTCGATTTCGTGTCCGTAAATGGGGGTGGACACGCTGAAGACTTTTAGGCTCGTAAGAAACAGTCTTACCGTTTTCACTCATGCTACCAGGACTGCCTTATTCTTGCGATACATACTCTGTCGAGTAATAGCCCACCGAACACATTCCTTGTACGCCGTGTCAATCAAGTCCAACACTACAGGTTCTTTCGTGTCATCACACATGCGAAGTATCCTACCCACAGCCTGTTCTGCGTGGGATGTCGGGGTGCCGAACACCAATCCCCGAAGATCAGGAACATCAATCGCCATGTTCATCACACCATAGGTAGCCAATATAACCTTGCAAGAAGACAGCACACGTTCCTTTTCAGCCGTTTTAGTCTTTCCATCGAAGATACCTACCTCAGTTATATTGTAACCGTGTTTATGCACCAGTATGGCTTGAACAGTCTTCAACTGCTCTGTCCTATCAGACAGCATCAATGTGCGCCTTCCCGACTGTTCAATCTGCGTGATGAATGACGAGAGAAAGTGATTCCTTTTTCCATCTTCAGCCAATGCTGAAATGATGATCCCTCTGCGTTTCTTTGCATCTGTTAGTTGATGGAGGTACGGATGCTTCGTGCTTTCTGTCGTGTATTCCCTTAAAATGACTTTAGGCACAACATCGGTTGTACCCTTGAGTTCGATCTTACACTGTCCCAATGCCCACTCAAACACCGTGGACATGCCATCTGGACGATCTAACGTAGCAGAGCATCCTAAACGGTAGCGGGCTGGAAACATACCTACAACCGTAGAGAATGTAGTGGCAGCCACCGTATGCAATTCATCAAAACAAACCACCCCGAAATACTTCTTAAACTCTTCAGGATATTTGTCTTTAGCAAGACTATGCAGCATACCGATGACGATCTTCTTGCCTTCATAATTGCACACGTTCTGCTGTGCAATACCAATATCGTCTTCTGTTAGATTCGTGAACTGAAGGATACGTTCCTTCCATTGGTCAACAATGCGGGAGCGAGGAACTACAATAAGTGCTGTAGTTTTGAGATGCGCTAAGTAGTTGAGAAACATGACTGTTTTGCCCACCCCTGTCGAAGCAGCAAGAATGAACCCGGTGCTACCGGCCTCTACACCAGCAAGAAATTTCTGCTCCAAAGGGAGTTGACGGGGACGTAGCTCCCCAACAAACTGAATGTCTACGGGAGTCCCAAAGGAACGGGCATCAATGATCTCGTCTGCGATAGCCCCGGTGTCAAAATAATGACGAGGAATACCAAAGTAATCTTCGGTTTCCTTGTATGTCTTAATCGGTTCATTATCTTTGAACTTGGAGCGTACTGTGAGACGCCCCCGGAGGACATCCAAGTCAATCGGAATCTCTGTCTTCTGAACGAAGTAGTGTGTGGAATCAATGGCTTTTGAAAACACGTTTTTACCTATTCTTACAATTCTATTAAAGTATGCTTTAACTATACCTGTTGTTATTAAACTTGTCAAGCGAAATTTTTAGTGGAGCTGGACACGGGACTCGAACCCGCAACCTGCTGATTACAAGTCAGCGGCTCTAGCCATTTGAGCTAATCCAGCAGACACACAAAGAAACTCCAAAGGAGGGAACCCACCCATCGTGAGTTCCCATCCCAAGGAGGCTGGAGGTTTACAGGAGGGAGCGGATGTCCTGGCCGGTCATACCGGCAGGGGGAGGGGACACAAGGTCGGCAGGGGCCTCAGAAGGGGCCACCAGGGAGGGAGCCGCCATCGGGGCAGGAGCAGGCTGAGAGTAACTGGTCACACCACCACCGAAGAAACGCTTCGCGGCGTCCTCCAGAGCTTCAAGACTCTGAGGGGCCAGAATCTTCCCGTAGTCAAACGGCTGGATGAAATCCTCAAAGGGGATGCCTTGGGGAAGGAACCGCATCAGTTCGGGGTCAGCCTGGAGATCAGCAGGCGACACCTTCTTGATGAAGTCGAAATCCTCCCCCGTCCCCGACTGCTTGTCGTAGCGGGTAAACTTCCAAATCGACCAAGCCATCGAACCCCCCGCCAGAGCCTTCTTGTCGGGAACCTTGGCGCGAACCTTCGCCTTCAACTGGATCAGGTTCTTCGCCATCTTGACTTCCTCACCCTTTTTGTTTCGATACCCGGTCAGGTTCAGAACAGACCCGTACAGGGTGAGAGACTTCCCGGCCTTCTTGTCGGGGTACTGCTTGGCACCATCACAGAGAGGGCACTTCCCGAAAAAGTCCATTCCGCAGGTATGCCACGAAATGGGCGGGCTGGCCCCCGGCTGGTACAGACCATGCTCCTCGACAAAGGCAATCGGGTCATCCAGAAACAGCAGATAAGCGGAGTCACCCACCTTCTGGAAGAACCGGAAGGGCTGGTAGTCATCCCCTCCCATCTTGCGTGCGGCTGCACGTTCACGCTCTTCCGCATCCCGCTTCCAACCATCGTCACCATAAAGAATACCAGACATAACTGTCTTCTCCTATCGCCCGCTCTGGGGCTTTACATGGGTTGTTTGACACTCCAGGTGTCAGTACTAATATACGACTTTTTCTAGTTTTGTCAAGCAAAATATGGCATTTTTCTTTCCTCCCCCAAACTTTTTTCACATTGACTTCAGAAACAATAATAAGCACTTTCCTAGAAAATGTCAAGAAGATTTTTTAAGATTTTCAACATCAGTGAAGGTCTTCTTGTCGATATGAATCATCCCGTTGTACACCTTGACGAACTGGCTGGAATCCGAAAGATCACCGGCATCCTTAACCCCAACCAAGTCCCAATACAGTACGGCCAGAAACGGAACCGTTATATTACGAATAACCTTACTTGCCATAGCCTTCCCGGCATCATCCGCATCGAAACCCACGAACACGTTGGTTGCGTATAGTCCATCAATCTGTTCCTTGGAAGGCATCCCGAAAGATGCCAGCACCACCACCTTATCCCTATTGGGAACGATGGACACCAAGCGTAGGAGGTCAAACGCCCCCTCCACCAGGATGACCGTCTGGCTCTGTCCCAAATACTGCTGACCGAACCACTTCCCTGTGGCCTTATAGTTGACAACACATCCTGTCATCTCTGCTGTGAGCCTGAAGAACCTCTTAGAGGCTACCATCCTAACCCACAGGTCTAATGTGTCTTTCCCGCTCTGTGCCATGATGGGAGTAATGATTCCCACCCGCCCAAGATAGTCAACGTAAAGGCGCAACTGGTAATCCTTAACAACCTGCTCTGAAATCTTTCGACTCTTCAAGTAATCCTTGGCCTCCTCTGCCGCAGCGGAGTCTATCTCCCAAATCAATGGGTAGTTATCCAATGTCTTCTGCGGGATGGGAACATTGTTGTGCCTTTCCTGCTCATACACATCAAGGTACTTATCAACCTTGACACGCTTTTTCTTATGCTCACCGTTCGCTTCATTGAACGGGAATGCCTCTGGAAAACTTTGTATATACAGACTGGCTTCCCGCAAAGACTTGCCAGTAAGAAACTGCAATGATGCCACCAGGGCGGGGAGGCTCCCAGAAGAGTCACAAGACAGACAGGTATAATACGGAGTCTTGACCTCCTCATCAGGAACCCTCACCCCAAAGGAGGGGTTGGAGTCCGTACCTTTCTGATGCTTGTACGGAGCAAAAGGACAACTGGCACGAACCCACCCCCGGTCCTGGTCGATCTGAATGTTCTTCAGACCGGCATGTTCCAAGAAAGTCTTTACGTCTTTGGTGTCCACGGTACTCCCACCATTTTGAAAAGTTTTTGCAGCATTTGTGTGTTCCCTCCATTCTCACGTTTGGGATACCTAAGATAGCAACAAGTTCTAAAACTGTCAAGTAGAAACTTAGGGCCTTAACAAACTAGAAAGTGTCCGTTCCCCGGAAGAGGACGTACTATTAGGGCTACCCGTATTGGAATCATCGGTACTCCTAACTTCTGGAATGTCAATGATGAAGTCATCGGCATCGTCTGGACGATTACTGGATACAAATGCCTGCATAGGGTCTGCCCCCCGCGTCTGCATCTCGAAGTCAACAGACGTACCACTGACAGATGTCTCTGTGATTTGCGTGGATGTCATGTTGTACAACAACTTGATCTGGCCTCTTTCACCTGAACGCCCTTTAAGCAGGGTAGCGACTTTGGCATCCATATCGGCTACTGTAAACGCCTTCCCGGTCATGTCCTCAGTGTCGTCAGATATTTTAATGATGACAGAGGCTATCTGACCAATGGCCTGACCACCCATGATGTCGTGAACCTGCTGGTCTTTGGCCTTCTGGTTAAACTGGAAGGTGCAAATAATAGGAATCTGTTCCGCCATCGCTATACGTTTCAACAATTCCAAGATTTCTGAAATCCTCTCCCACTGCTTATCACCATGCCCGCCCTTCATCTTGAGGAGGTAAGCACCATCAACAAACACGATAGCTGGCCGGTACTGACGGATATAGTATAAGACATCGTTCACCGTCATGTTGATATTACCTTCGATGAGAATCAGGCGTTCGTCCACCCCGCACGCCTTCCAACGAGAACTGAACTCCTGAATGAATTGCTCAGAAAACATGGTCATCTCACCACGACGTAACTGCGTCCCACTGGTCAGAGTCCCGAGGGACAATGCCCTGGAAGCGATCTGAAGATTCGACATCTCCATTGAAATGAAAAGTGCTGTAGCTGGTTCCCAAGTCTCCAGTTCTTCACCTTCCCGCAACCGACCAATCTGCCGACGCTCAAAGATTTCGGGAAGGTTCTCCATCCCCACAAAAAAATGTTCAGGCTTCCTACCCATCACAGCACCAAGGGCCATGCGACACTGCAAGAAGGTCTTACCTGATCCTGTGTTACCGGCAATGACCCATAGGTCAGATGCCTGCCCACCTCCGGTCAAACCATCCAGATATGGAAGCCCAAAACGAACACCAGTCACACGCTCGTTACTGCGAATGGCGTTGTGTCTCTCCATAATCTCTGGGACAAGTTCACTCAATTTCTTGATGTGCTTCTTGCCCTCCCCGAAATTACGCAGAACTTCCAAAGCCTCTTCTATCTTTTTGTTGCGGATATCAACTTTACCCTCAATATGCAGGCGGGATGCCTCCGCAACCAAATCACCAATCAGCGTTTCCTTACGATATTCCTTCAAAGCAGTACACCAGAACTCAAAAGGCTCTTCAAGTTCCGCTGCGGTGAAAATAATACCAGTATCCGCTTGTGCAACATTGATAGAAGGGAGGACACCATACTGTTCAAAGAACTCATTCAAGTATGTAAATGCGTCACGCTCTTCAACACGTTCAAAAGCGTTCTCATCCACCCCATCGAGTTTGGACTGAAGAAACCGTGCTTTCTTTGCTTTGGAATCTGATCCCTGCAATAAAGATTGAAGGAAGTATCTACCGACTGACATGCCAAACCCCCTTGTTCGACTTCTTGTCCAAATCGCAATGGATGCGGGTTCGTGTGTCCATGAGATACTTCTTCAAAATAGCAGGCCATTCATCTGTGATTGCCTTGATACCTTGCATGTCAAAGCGGGGTGCCCCCTCATCAGGATCAGCAATTAAAGGCCATGCCACATCATCAATGAACACAGTGGTACGTCCGTTATGATAGCGGTCATATAACAAGGAACTCAAGGTGCCATATCCCTTTTCAAATCTATCACCGGATATCTTAGTGCCGTCTACAAGATCAGTCAGCACCAACATGGGGGTACGCCTCAAGGCTTCAAACTCTTCTAGGGGTTGCTGTGAAAAGGAGTTATCACGGCTCACATCAAAAGCGTTGCCCACAGTCGTAGACAAGCAGCAGACATAGGAAGTCAGCATAGCCGTCCCGACAATGTAACTGGCAAGGCTATCAACAGACTCCTTGTCCTTCGCAAAATGAAACACAGTGCGGTACGGTGCATCAAACTTGTACGCACGCATCACTGTGTACTGTTCATCCTGTGTGAGTTCCGGCCCCAAAACATCCGTAGGTCTGTCGATCTCCCGACTAAGCGGGAGGTTACGCCAGAAGTTCCTGTATGCCAGGATAGGATTCCTACTGTTGTTCAACATCAAGATATTCGGAATGGCTATCTGAGCGAACCTCGCTGTGTTCTTAACGAGTGGTTCAAGACAAGCATCAGAAACCCCAGACACCGCCAGCATCTTTGTGATAACCTCTTTATCATCCGTCCCACCCCACACATGCGTTGAATCTATGAGTTCCCAAGGAAACCGCAACACCCGGTCAATAATCTTTTTATCACCGCTGCCAGTATTAGACATGGAAAACTTCTTCCTCTGTTGCAGTCTGCTTCGGCTTCGTATCCGTGGGGAGTTCAGCAGGACGCTGGAACCGCTTGGCGGATTTAAGCAACTGCGGGTTGAGGTCATCCCACATATAAGTGAACAGTCGCAGGGTGGGATGGACGGGTAGGTACATCGAATAGGTAGTGCCATCAGCCCGAACACCTACGGTCTTGACCGACTGTGCCCGGATGTAAGACCACCCCAAAACGATCAGACGGAAATGCTCACGGATGTCATCCTCTGTCATGCCCTTCTTCACCAAGGACATAACCTTGGACTTCAGACTCGCCTTGTCTCCCTTCGTCATCACAGTCGGGGAGGCATCCTTGAATTTGTCATGCTTCTGCACGACATTATCCCAATGAGCAATCACCGCATCAGGATAGATAAAGACACGATTCTCAACATCCATGTCTTTCTTCACCGTGGTCTTCCACCGCAGGATCGGAGCCTCCTGCAACTTTTCCAGGCGGGCCGCTTCCGCCTTCTTCGCCTTCGCTGTCGTTGCTGCCATCATCTCTTTGAAATTAGGCATGTCCTTTGTTACTCCCGCTAAAATTTCCATAATATCACTTTTTGGTATGTCCACCCCCGTTCCTAAACGAGACGCGAACACACACGCCACACCGAAATGTCGATGACTGATTACGGCCTTCAAAGCATCTTTGATCTTGTCCGTCTGCTTAAACTGCTTCCCGAGCAACGGTACACGTTCAGACAGAGACGCAAACACCTTTTGAAAGTTCAGCGAATATGATGGGGCGGTTCCCATGGTTGCCGTCCCGAACCTCAAGAGAAGACCGGCCCGCATGAGTCTCGCTACCGTGGTGGTTACAAGTTCCAACGTAAGTGGGCAGAAGTACCCACGGGACTGACCAGGATCAACGATCTGCTGTAGAGGCAAAACCTCAAATGCCTTCCCGAACGAAATGGTGCGGGAGGCAACACGACGAAGGACTTCCAACCCAGCCAACCTTTGGCCGTCAGTCTTGAACTCCTCAACGCCATAAAAAACAGAGGTGTTCAACATGCCCATGCCCATCAACAGATCATCCATAAGATAGAACACCGGACGTTCTTTTGTGCAGTCAACTTCAAAAATAGCGGGGAGGCTCCCCGCAACGATGTCCCAAGGTCGAGTAAACGTACCCATCTTCAAAACCCTCCTTCTACGTTTTTCGTAAGCGTATATGATAATCACAAACCAAGAGATTGTCAAGAGGCACATCAAAAATACTTGAAAAAAGCATCAAAAACGACCTCGAAACAGACCCAAAATGGGGGTTGGAGGGGTAGGAGAAATTTTTTGCCGCAGGGTTGAAACCCTGGTAAAAAAGTGGGAGGGTGGTTTCAAACTTCAAGGAGAAAACCCGTTCCTTAAGATATCTGGAATCTTCTCTGAGAAGCTAATAGGAATAAAGAAAGCTCACCTGCGGCTTTCGCTGAAAGCCTTCGGTGAGAAGAGCTGGAAAATTTTCCCTTCGGGAAAATTCCCCAGTTGGCCGACTGTCGTCGAGAACAGCCAAGAGAACAGCCACGGATTCCAACGAAGGCACTTGAGAAAGGCAACAGAACGTATTAACACATTTCCTAGTAATTTGGTATGGAATAGTTTCTCTAACACAGGGGTTCTCCTGGCAGTTGTTTGTACGCTCTCAGTGTTGGGTATACATGCCTCTGATTCTTACCAGGATGCCCCAGGAGACGTTCTAGCTACTAAACCACATGGTAGGTCATTTTCAATACTAGAACGTCTCACAGGGCATTCTGATGCGTTTTAGAGGTGACTAGCTAACTATCTGGTTTTTCTTCCTTTTTCTCTTCGGTATCTATAACACCGTATTTTCGTTCATAAATTTCGATCAGGTTGGTGATGAAGCGCCTGAGTTGTTCAGACAGGGTGAGTTTGTTCTGTTTGGCTATGAACTTGATTTTGGCATGTGTCTCTGGGGTATAGGACAGCATGATCTCTTTCGTGTATATATCTGCTTTTTTCTTCTTCTGTGTTGCCATCCCGATTTCTCCTGTATGTGTTTAATTGTTGGGTAGAAGGTAGCCACCCCGCTTCGGGAAGTCAAGGTTTTCTGCGGATACCAAGATATTTTCTTTTTCTTTGGATTCCCTCTTGACACTTGTTGCTTTTGGTCTTAGCATATTTGATGGTTTTTGAGTGCCTACCCACCCGCCAGCAATTTCTGCAATCAACTTCAAAATAACCCTATAACCGTAGGAGTGGGAGATGAAAAGTATTGTCTATTTGTTTGTGGAGGACTTGGATGTTATTGAAGAACGTGCTGCGTTGCGGGAAGACTCCCCGGCGCATTGGTTCACTGCAAGTTTTGTTGCCGAGGTTCCTGACGCACCTATCGCTTTTTCTCCGAAGATGTTTGAGAAAATGGCAGTGACGGGTGTTGCTGTTGACGCTATCCGAGTTAAGTCTACGTTTGCCGGAAAGGCTATCCCTGCTATTATTGGTGGCCTTAACGGTTCTTTGGTGGAGTTCCTACCCGCCGTATGCTTGAAGGTGTCGGCGCACCTGTCTTGTAGTGCGAAGCGGCGGAAGGAGTTTGAGGAGGCCATTGTAGCCGCTTTGGATGTGCCTAGTGGCGCATTTATTTATGATGGTATGCCTGAAGGGGAAGTGTTTTTTGAGTACTCTGGTTTCAAGGTGATTGCTGGATTGCATGAAAAAGCAGGGCATCCTAAACTGGATTTGAGTCACTATAGCCTCTACACCATCCCTGAATAGGTATTCTTGCAGTTTGGCGGGAGGGACTGCCTTCCCGCCACAAAAAACTTTGAAAAAATGACTTGACAAACCTAGAGAAAGTGATTAAGTTGTCTCCCGAAGAGTGAAGTTGATTTCAAAAAATGGGGTAGGGAACCACTAAAAAATCGGGAGGGAAACAGTGAAAGCAGAAGATAGAGAAGCCTTGATTGCATTGGTTGAAGACATCAACCACAGTATATGTGAGGATACCGCAAATCCTAACTTTTTAACAGCACTCAACTTTGGCAGCACGGGGGACTTAGCCTACCTTGGGATGTCTTTTGAGGATGTGTGGGATGAAGACTCCGCTGAGATGTGTGATGTTTTTGAGCATCTGACCTATGTGTATGCTGGTCGCATCTCTGAAGCGTCTGCCGCTCTGCGCTGCATCCATAGCATGAAGCGGGAAGGACAATACAAACAGTTTCAAAAACTTGATGATGAGGGGGAATAATGTTGTGTGCTGTGTGTGGGGGTGGGATAGGTTTCAACGTAAAGGATTTATCCTACCTCCAGGTGGACTGTCCCGCTTTCTGTTCTTTTAATTGCTTTGTGGAGTATGTGCGTACTTCCCGCCATGTGGGCCTTCCCACCAAGTGCAGTAAGGTTACAAGCGGGCTGGCTCCTGGTGACATCTGGTTCCCAAGACTAAACCAAGCGTTCAGGTCGAACTACGAAGGCATAGTAGCAGAGACAATGAAGTTTGATTTGGGGTGGGAGTACGAGTACGAATCGGTAGTGTTGGATATAGACGGAGTTCACTCGTACACGGCGGATTTTTACCTCCCGAAGTCAGGACTGTTTCTGGAAGTGAAGGGTGTCTGGCGGGGAGGCGGGAAGCGTAAGTTCAAGAAGGCATTGAGCATGATCGGGGAGGATAGACTGCTGCTCCTACCCGACCTGTGCCGTCACTGGTTTGCTAAGTCAGCAGGCGATTTTTTATCTTGAGGGAGGGATTTCATGAAACTGTTAGGCTCACTTTTGATGCTGTGTGGTGTTGTTCTTGGTCTTTACATGGGAGTGTATGTCTGTTTCATCGGGGGTATCGTGAGCATTGTTGATGGTGTGCAAGCCACCCCTATGGATGGGCTTACCATTGGTTGGGGCTTTGTGAAGATTTTTGCGGCGACTCTTGTTGGTTGGGTGAGTGCTTCAATACTGCTCCTTCCTGGGTGGATTCTTTTCAACAAGTAGGGGGTGTTATGGGAATTTCTCGCAGGTTGTGTGTTGCTTGTGATGACTGCGGCATTGAGGACGATTACGATCTCAGTTATCTGTGTGACTTTGGGATATCAATACCGGAGTTTTTGCTCAGTTTGGATTGGTATTCAGACCCCGAAGGTAGCGGTGCTGTGTATTGTGCGGAGTGTGCTTCCCGCAAGGGGCTTATTGAAGAAACTTCTTGACAAAGGAGATCAGTATGAGTGTTCAACAGAACACTTACGTCATGTATGCTGTAAAACTTCCAGGTGACGGTGGGGTAGGCGGCGACGATATGTGGGATGTGGTTGAGCCGTACACGGATAATCCCTTTGAGCCAGTAGTTCCGCACAACGGACTAACGGTTGTTTTTGATGGCATGTGTGGGAAGTACACCTTTATTGGGAGGGTGCTATCCAGGTCTGATGAGTGTGGTGGACTAGAGCCTATCAGTCCCTACTTAACACGTCTTGAGTGCAATAAGGTGAAGGCCCTTATTACTGAGCACTTTGGGATAGAGTCCCCGGATGTGCGGTTCTGGGTGTTCACGCACTACAGGTAGGAGCACGATAATTTCTCTTGACAAAATCTGGAAAATTGTGTATAATACGCTCTGAAATTGAGTTCAAAAAATTGGGGAGGACTCAACAGATGGATGACGACATCACAGCCTCAGAGGTTATTGGGGATATTGTTGAGGGGGCTTGGTTCCAACGTGACTGTGCCGAAGGCTTCATTTACCTGACAGATGGGTTGGGGTGGAAGGAACCTAGAGATTCTGTAGTGCAGGAAGTTATTGAGCAACTTGGCATGAAGCGGCAGGATTACATGGCGGGATGGGGTCAGGATGTGAAGCCCACGGGTAAGACCGTATGGCATATGCCTACTGAAACGCTAGACTCGCTGCTTGAAAAGATTGTGGCTCTTAGACGCCAACGTATGGGGTTTTTAAGATGAGATTTATCAGGACTTACTCTTCAGATGTGACAGCACCAGTTAAGAGTGCGGAAGTGGACGGCATAGCCGACCCGCAACTTTTGGCGCACGCGCTGTTCAACATGACTACGAAGCGGGAGCAGTTCCCGTATTCGTCCTTCTTACGTTGTTCGTCCCTGCATGACGTATGTGTTCGTGAGAAGATTCTTGGACTACGCTCTGGTGTTATGTGGGGGAGGGCCACCCCGGCTGGATTGCAGATGACCTTTGACATTGGTAACGCTGTTCACAGGTACTTGCAAGACTCTGGTGACTATTTGTCCACGAACTTCCTGGGTTGGTGGCAGTGCCTTAACTGCGGCTTTATGTATTTCGGGCGGCGTCCCTCTCAAGAGTGTTCTGGCTGTGGTTCCTCAGTAAGGTGTATCAACTACTCTGAATACAGCCTAAAGATGGAAACCCCTTACAGGGTCACGGGGCATATTGACGGGTTCGTGGAAGTGGCTCCAGGTGATCTTCGCATTTTGGACTTCAAGACCTGTTCGGGGAAGGACTTTGAGGCTATGACCGCCCCGAAGGGGGACCACACGATACAGGTCAATGCTTACATGATGCTGATGCAAGCAGATACCCAGATTCCGGTGCAGTTCAACCCTGACAAGGGCTTTGTTGCCTACATCAGCAAGAGGCACCAGAAGGGTATCCCGGTCAAGGTGTTCCCTGTGCGTAAAGACCCTGACGTTGTAGGGTATCTCCAAGACACATTGGAGTCCTTCAATCGCGGGGTGGTGGACCCTACCTATGTTCCAGACCCTCTCCCAGAGTGTCGGGACGGAGCCTTCGCAACGTATCGGGGTAGGAATTGTCCTATGAAAGAGCAATGTCAAAAAAACTTTGAAAAAACTTCTTGACAAACCTAGAGAAACGACTTATTATACTCGTTCGACGGTTGGGGCAGGAGTCCTGAAATTAACTTCAAAAAATTGGGAGGGAGTACCTTGGATATTAGTGAACTGGCTCAGTTTGCGCGGCTGCTGCCGTTTCTGAAGGATGACCCGGAGTTCAAGGCGTTTGTGCAAACACTCAAGACTTTGGCTTCTGATGTTGACCCCATTTTTCGGGCGGCTCTTCGGTATGTCACGGATTGCAGTGTGGATGAGACGTTGCACGCCATCAAGCGGTTTGAGGTTGAGGGCGGGATGACAAAGGATCAGGCTATCTGTCTTCGGACCCTCTCCATGCGGAACATGGAGGATAGTTTCCGTTCCACCATGCGGAAGTCTGTTACGGCTACCAAGGGGGCGTAGCATGAAATTGCCTGGATTCCAAAAGATAGCCGCCATTGGAGACAAGCGACTTGGGAAGTTGTTTCACGGAAAGGTCTTCGTGGAAGAGAAGGTGGACGGCTCTTGCTTTGTGTTCGCAAAGCCAAGCACAGAGGTCTACTTCCGTAGCAAGCGTGCTGAAGTTTTTGCGGGTACTGCTGACAAGTTATTTCAGCCTTCGATTGCACATGTTTTGAGTGTTGAGAGCCTTTTGGAATCCAGGTACATTTATTACACAGAGGCATTGTGCCGTCCGAAACACAACACGTTGGCCTACGATCACACCCCCAAAGGGAATCTGGTCTTGTGGGATGTGTATGATCTGAAAATGGAAAACTTTGTTACCAGGGGGGAGAAGAAGGATATTGCTTCTCGGTTAGGCATTGACGTAGCTCCCCTCATCTACACGGGGACTTGTTCCGTCAGCGAGGATTTCTCTGTGTGGCTGAATAGGATGTCCTTTCTTGGTGGTAGCATGATTGAGGGGTTTGTTGTTAAGAACTACGCTCAAACGCATTACTTCCAAGACAAGGAGTACCCCGTTACTTGTGGAAAATTTGTGTCTGAGAAGTTCAAAGAGGTGAATGGCGCAAATTGGAAGAAAGAGAACACTGGTAAGGGTAAGTTTGAAGTTATGTCTGAGGGGTACTGCACTCCTGCCCGCTGGCATAAGGCTATAAACCATTTGCGGGAAGATGGGAGGCTCACAGAGACTCCGCAGGACATCGGCCCTCTTCTGAAGGAGATCACTTCGGACATCACAGAAGAGGAGAAGGACAACATCAAGGACAAACTCTGGGAGATATTTGGTAGGGATGTACTGCGTGTGGCTACCAGAGGATTTCCAGAGTGGTATAAAGAGCAGCTAGCTGCTGCTCAGACATTCTAACAGCCCGCCACAGCGGGGAGGTCAACGTGCAACAGTTTTGTGAAGAAGAGCGTGATGAAGTGATGGAGTTTTGCGACAACACCCTGTGTTTTTTTGATGACATGTGTGAGGGTGAACTGGAAGAGTTCACGCTGACCATGAAGCGTGACGGCTCTGGCTCTGTCGATTTCCTGGTTGTGCAGGAAAACGGCAAGACCGTTACTGACGGTTTTGAGTTCTACGAGCACGATTCCGGGGTGGATGATATCCCTGAAGACCTGTCTCTTGAGGAAGATGTGGATGAGGGATACGCAGACGCAGAGGACGATGACGGCCCAGAGTGTAACTGTGATTGGTGCCTGAAGCAGCGTGCCAAGGAGCAGTATGAAGCCCTTCGGAAGTCTACGGTGTCTGAGTTTGAGCATGGGCTTATCTCGCGGTTGCGCGGGATGCTTGGCCCTAGTGTCCGGTTTAAGTTTTCCACCACCTAGTTAGCTACCCACCCTCCCCGCAATAGGGAAGCCTTGACATGGATGTTGGGGCTTCCCAAACTTTTCTGCAATCAACTTCAAAAATACAAATCTACCCGGAGGCGGGATGTCGCACATTACCAAGAAAGATATTGAAGTCGGGTTGAAAGACCGGGAAGATTTCATCAGTATGGTCGCCCAGAAGAAGTATTGTCATCAAGGAGAATCGTCTTTTGACGACGTAATTGAGCGGGTTGTGCAGGAGTTCACCAAAGTCTCCAAGTACTCCTCAGAAGAGGATGACTCCATAGCTAAACTTTTGCGGGATGGAAAGTTCATCCCTGCTGGTTCTATTCTCTACGGACTTGGCAACACAGAAGTCCGCTGCTCATTGTCCAACTGCTACCTCATCAAGATCGAGGAAGACTCCCTGGAAGGCATCTTTGAAGCACAGAAGAAGATGTCTCGCACTTACGCCCTGCGGGGGGGCTGCGGGACGGATATCACCATCTTGCGCCCTAAAAGTTCTTCTGTGGATAATGCTGCTAAGACATCCTCTGGTGCGGTGTCCTTCATGCCTCTCTTCTCTGAGGTCACACAGACCATCGGACAGAACGGGAGGCGCGGCGCACTTCTTGTGTCCCTGGACATCCGGCATCCAGATGCTTTGGACTTCATTTGGTCGAAGGCCAACCCGGAGCGGGTTTTCGGGAAGGACAACCTTACGGGTAGGGTTCCTGATATCTCTGGGGCCAACATCAGCCTCAAAGTTACAGATGACTTCATGAATGCGTATGAGAACGATGAAGAGTGGGAGTTTATCTTCCCTGACATTGAAGCCAACAAAGAACTCTACAACAAAGAGTGGGATGGCAACTATGATGCGTGGTTGAAGAATGGCTATCCGGTCAAAAGTTTTGGGAAGGTTCCTGCCCGCGAAATTTTCAAAGACATCTGCGAAGCGAACTGGTCATGTGGTGATCCGGGGATGCTCTTCATTGACAGGGTTCAGCAGGAAGACCCTGCTTCTGCGGTACATGAGTCGTTGGTTCCTATGGGAACTAATCCTTGTTTCAGTGGTGACACGTTGATTGCCACCTCTAACGGTCCAACCCCCATTAAGGATTTGGTCGGGAAGGAAGTCACTGTTTTCGATGGTAACGCGTGGGTTCAATGTAATAACTTCCGTGTGACGGGGGAGGGGCAGCAACTTCTTCGTATTCACTTCCGGGAAGACCCTTATATTGATGTGACTCCGTACCATACGATGTACTTGGAAGACGGAAGTAAACTTCAGGCAAAAGAACTGAAGCCTGGGGATGCTCTTGACTCATGTTATCCGAGAGGCGTGCATAGTGATCGGGGGATCATCCGCAGTATAGAGTGTCTACCTGGAGAGCATACTGTCTACTGCTGTACTATCCCTACAACACATAAAATCGCGTTGGCTACTGGTATTATCACGGGGCAATGCGGCGAACAGCCACTAGGGTATTGGAATAATTGTCTTTTAGCCGCCCTGGTTCTACATAAGTTTGTGATTAACCCTTGGACGGACAGTGCCCGTTTTGATTGGGTAGGCTTTGAGGACGCTGTGTGGGATGCTACGTTGTTTCTGGATACGATGTCTGATATCAATATGAGCAAGCACCCACTTCAAGAACAGCGGGACGCTGACAGGTTTGGCAAACGTATTGGGTTGGAGTTCACCGGGCTGGCCGACGCACTAGCAATGCTTGGCATTAAGTATGGTAGTGACGATTCTCTTCGTTTTTGTTCGCAACTGACAAAAGCGATGATAGTTAAGCAACTGTATGCCTCGTGTGACTTGGCTCATAACTTTGGGTGTTGTGATGCTTTCAATGACCCGGATGCACGTATTCGATTCTGCAATTCGTTGTTTGTGAAGAATCTTTATTTGGATACGGAACTCAGGTTAAAGATC